AAAAATATAACCACTACATTATTGAAAGATGGAAATTTTAGTAAAATGCCAAAACAAAATAATAAAAAGAAAAAGAATAAAAATAAGAAAAGATGCGCACATCTTAATTGTAATAAAAAACTCAAAATCACCGACATGAATTGCAAATGGCATAAAATATTTTGTTCTTTACACCGTCTCCCAGAAATGCATAATTGTTCTTGGAATCATAAAAGTAATGCTGAAATGAATCTTTATAAAGAAAAATCGGGACTAAATCATGATGCAAGATTTAAAAAAATTGAACAAATATGAGAAATTACCACCGACTTTTTTTAACATTAATACGCGGACCTCTCGATTTAATATGTGCGTCAGGATCATAAGGTTCGTCTTCATCATCGGAATTAAGATCTCTTGATATTTCCCAAAATTCTTTTGAGCCCAATTTAAAATTATCGTGAGGGTCGGCTTTATACCAAAAAATTTGGTCTTGAAGTTTATTTGATTTAGAATTATTATCTATAACAAGACATTCATAATTTTCTGTACATTGGTCCATTACTTGACAAAAAGATTCAAAGGTTGGGAACATTCCTGCATAATTTTCATAAATCCGTTTTCTATTTGTTAAATACGGTTCTCTTAAAATAAATACATAATCAATATTTGTTCTAAGATTTGGTGGCACACCTAACGGATATTGCATTGTAATAACAGTCATAATTTTCCAATGCCTACCATTCATAAACAATAAACGCATCATTTTATCTTTTGCCCAACCATTGTCCCATAGACAATCATCTAAAATAACAAAAGCACGACCATCAATATCGGATTTTCCATACGCTTCCTTTTCTTTTCTAATTTGTTTAATAACAATTTTTTGTCTTTTTAAGACATTTTCAACAATAACACTATTATATTCATCATGAATAAATAGTTTTGGGACATAATTTGAATAAAATCCATTTCCAGCTTCTGTTCCTGAAATAACAGAACCAATTGGGATATCTTGGTGATAATATAATAAATCTCTTACTAAAAAAGATTTTCCTGTATCACGCCGACCAATAAATACAACAACTGGCCCAGTAGCCTCATCCGATGCATCAAATCTAATCTTGCTCATATCAAATTTCTTCAATTCAAGATTCATATATAAGTTAAAATATAACTTTTTCAAATATTTTTAACGCAATAAGTTATATTTAAGAATATTTTTTTTTATAAATATACAAATGGCGGCATCAACCAATAAACTAGATTTTTCTTATTGTAAGAGAAAAAACAATAATTTATTTTCATCTTTAGAAAAGTACGAAATTTCTAAATTACAAAATTTTCTTCCTATTTATAAAAAATTTTTTTCTTTAAATGAAACAAATTATAATAATATCAATCTAAATCAAAAATATAATTTAGAAGATATTATGCAAAAATGTACTGAAAATAAATATACATGTAAAATTATAAATAATACAAATTCTATAAAAAGAGAGTCTTTTTTCAAATTTTCACCATTATTAGATCCAATAAAATTTATGATAGGGAAATATGATATTTCAAAGAATTTATTTGAATTGCCAACAATAAATAATAATAGTATTAAAAAAATTAAAGATCCAGACAATTCTGCATATGTGGATGGGTTTTTCTCATATTTGACAAGCAAATTACTCCACACATATCATTTTATTCATGGTACCGATTTTTATGGTTCTTTTATTGGAATTAAAGATAATTTTCACTATAATATATTTGATGATTTCGATTATTTGAATGAATCGCCTTTCTTTCACAAAAATCTTGACAAATTATTCAAAATAGAAGATGGGAAAAGTGACATTTTTTATGGCAATTCACGAAATTGCCAAAGAAAAATAAAAATTACTGAAAGTATAAGTAATTTGGAATGTGAAACTATAGATAAAGATTTTTTTGGTAATATATTTAAAAAAACAAATGCTGATATTTCCATTGAAAAAAAAATAATTTTTAAAAGTGATGTGTCTAAGAATAGTAATAAATTAAAAACACCTAAAACAACACATTCTTCTTCAACTTGTAGCTCACGTTCTTCGTATACGGATAATGAAGAAATGAGTGACGACGATGATCTTTCACAGTCTACCGACTCGATTGAATCAACTGAATCCACAGAAGAAAATGAAGTTTTAAATGCAATTATAACAGAATTTCCTGTAAATATTATTTGTTTAGAAAGTTTGGATAATACATTAGATAGCTTATTATTTGGTGGAAAAATATTAACAATTCCAGAATGGAAATCAATTATTTTTCAAATTTTGGTTATTTTAACAGTTTATCAAAGGGTTTTTTCATTTACGCATAATGACTTACATACTAATAATATTATGTACAATAAAACAGATAAACGGCATATAATTTATTGCATTAATAAAAAATATTATAAGGTACCAACATTTGGAAGAATCATTAAAATAATTGATTTTGGTCGGGCAATTTATAAATTTAGAAATAAAATTATTTGTAGTGATAGTTTTAAAACGAAGGGAGACGCCGCCACACAATATAATTTTGGCCCCTGTCTTAATAAAGATAAACCACAATTAGAACCCAACTTTAGTTTTGATTTAACTCGACTAGCATGCTCTTTATATGATTATTTTGTACCGTATTCAGACGAAGAAAGAAAAGTAAAACATCCTGTTGGAAAATTAGTTATAAAATGGTGTAAAGATGATAGGGGGAAAAATATTTTATATAAGAAAAATGGCGATGAAAGATATCCTGATTTTAAATTGTACAAAATGATTGCTAGAAATGTCCACAATCATATTCCATCAAGAGAACTTGAAAATCCTATCTTTAATGAATTTATTGTTCAAAGAAAAACAATAAAAAAAAAGAGGGCAATTAATGTAGATAGTTTTGAAAAATTATACTAGTTTGCAGCGTGTCTTTGTCGAGTTCTTAAAAATCTGGTTCATTAGTAAATGCTTTTGTATCAACAACTGTTGATACAACAGGTGTTATATTTTGTAAAATATAAAAACCACACAAAGAACTAAGATATACTAATAATCCATCGCGAATTAAAGTTTTCAAAGGTTTGGTTTCTTTAGTAACAAATCTCATTTCAATGAAACGAATAAGAATATAAATAACAGAAACAGCGGTTGATAACATAAACGGTGAGGTTGCCATTAATATTATAAAAAAAAAAGTTATGGGAAAAAAAACGCATTAAGTTAAAACATGAATCTCGTTTGAAATATCAGGCTTTAATTTTATGTCTTTTTCTAAATCATGAATATCTAATACATCTAATTTCACCGCCCCACCGATTTTAAGTTTTTCATCATCATCATACTCTTCCTCTTCCTCTTTTCGTTTTTTATGAGCAGCAGCAGAAATTTTTTCTAAACGTTCGATTGTTTTTGGCGCATTAATTTCGGATTTTTTCATTTTTTTATCAAATGCAATATCTGTATCGCTAAAAGACAATGATTTTTTATTTTCTTCTATAATATTTTTTAAGACATCTGGAACCTCCGGAACTTCTGGAACTGTCGGCGCCTCGGGAACCGCGGCAGTCTTTGGAACAGCCACAACCTTTTCCGCCTCCTTTGGCATTGAAGTTTCAACCTTTATTATAGTCTCCTTTGCCTCTTCTTTTTTGGGCTCTTGGACCTTCTCAACTTTTGGTGTTTCTTTTTCTCCTTCCCCAGTTTTTTTAACAACAATATCTTTGATGGGGGATGATATGTCTTTTGTAGAAGATGACATTTCTTTTGGCTGCAAGTTTTCCGAAGGATCAACTTCTAAAGTTTCTTTTATTTCTTCCACTATTTCTTCTTCATTTGATTCATCAATATAAGATCTTAATATTTTTTCTACTGGTATACTATCCCTAATAACATCTAATATACATTCTTTGCAAATAGTTTCACATTCTCTCATATTTTTTTGATAAAGAAGAGCCTGTACATTCTTTTCAAAAAGGTATACATTACTGTAAACCTTTCTTGCAAATTTTATATAAACTTTATGAATAAAATCTGTCAATTTTGGTATATCTATTTCTATTTTTTTTTGTTTGGAACCTACTCGTATACTAGTTAAAACTTTTAACTGGGTTATATGGACACATGTTAACAAATCCTCTAAATAATTACATCCACTCTTTGCTATAATTCGGTTTGTTTCTTCAGTAATTATATCGTTATTCCACTTTGGTACTCTTGAAAGAAAATTTTGAAACGTCATTAAATATTTTTCTTCTTCATTATTTGCAATACATAATGTATCCGCTTCACTTAGAATTGATTTCAAACCCTCTATAACCATAGGTGTTAGAACGTTTAATAAACGAATGCAATATTCGTTTTTTGCCTCCGATAACATTGAAGTATTATAATCATCCATTTACATAATTTCTACATTTTCTAAATTGT